ATGGACCGCTTAGAACAACGTCATTTTGAAAGTACAAATGACTCTAGTAATCAGCGACGCATTATTCGTATTAATGAGAATACGATGTCAAGAGATCGTAATGCAGCAGATTTAAATTATCAAATGATGCTTTTAAATCTGGTGATTGATGACCGTAAGCCTTATTTTGAAAATACTCAGATCAAGGTCCGCTCAAATTTTGAGACATTAATGCATGACATCAATGAATTTACAAGAAAAATTCATGTAGAGTATGATGAAAAAATGAAAGATACTGATGACGCAGGTTGTCGTTCTATAATGAATGAAGCTCGAAAGATGGCTAGAAATACGATGGAGGCTATCGAAAAATCTAATCATGAAATGGGTGAGCAAGTCAAACATGATATTCAAGCACTCGAAGATGAAGTAGAACATTATTTTAAAAAATAAAAAAACATGAATATACACCTTCACTATGGAGAAGACACCAATATCTGCAATCAAAACAAAATAATAAAAGGAAAATAAATGCCACAAGATAAAATAGTAATACATGGTGCACGTGAGCACAATTTAAAAAATATAGATGTTGAAATTCCAAGAGATAAATTAGTTGTTGTTACTGGGGTTTCAGGGTCTGGGAAATCATCTCTGGCCTTTGAAACTTTATATGCAGAAGGTCAACGTCGATATGTTGAATCTTTGTCAGCTTATGCCAGACAGTTTTTAGGAAATATGGATAAACCAGATGTTGATTCAATTGATGGTTTGTCGCCAGCAATCTCTATTGACCAAAAAACAACTTCTAAAAATCCTCGCTCAACAGTCGGGACGGTTACGGAAATTAATGACTATTTGCGTCTATTATACGCCCGTGTTGGGACGCCATATTGTGTGAATGGTCATGGAAAAATTTCGGCACAGTCAGTTGAAGAAATTGTTGAACAAATTCTTGAACTCCCTGAAAAAACACGTTTACAAATTCTCGCTCCTGTCGTACGTACCAAAAAAGGGACTCATGTTAAAATGTTTGAGCGTATCCAAAAAGATGGTTATGTTCGTGTTCGTGTTGATGGCGAAGTTTATGATATTTCAGAAGTTCCAGAACTTGATAAAAATAAAAAGCACAACATTGAAATTGTCATTGACCGGATTGTTGTAAAAGAAGGAATTCGTTCGCGTCTTTTTGACTCTGTAGAGGCTGCGCTTCATCAGGCTGAGGGTTATGTTATTGTTGATAAAATGGATGGTTCAGAGCTTTTATTTAGTGAATTTTATGCCTGTCCAGTTTGTGGATTTACTGTTCCAGAACTTGAACCACGCCTCTTCTCATTCAATGCTCCTTTTGGCTCATGCCCAGATTGTGATGGTTTAGGAGTTAAATTGGAACCCGATGTCGATTTATTGATTCCTGATACAAGCAAAACACTGCGTGAGGGAGCAATTATCTATTGGTATGGGAAAGCCTCAACTTATTACCCTGCTCTTTTAGAGCAAGCAATGGAGCAATTCGGCATTGATTTAGATAGGCCTTGGGAAAAACTGTCAGAAAAAGAACAACAAATTGTTTTATATGGAAATGGAGATAAACTTTTCCATTTTCTGCACGAAGGAGATTTTGGATTACGTGACCAAGATATGACCTTTGTTGGGGTCATTCCTAATCTTTGGCGGCGTTATCGTTCAGGAATGAGCGAGTCAGCTAGAGAAATGGCGCGTTCTTACATGACTGAATTGACTTGTACGACTTGTCATGGTTATCGTTTAAATGATCAAGCACTTTCTGTTAAAGTGGGAGAGAAAAATATTGCTGAATTTTCAATTCTGTCAATTGGCGATACGCTTGATTATGTGAAAAGTTTAGTTCTTTCTGCAAATAATGAAATTATCGCAAAACCTATTTTGAAAGAAATTAAAGACCGTTTGACTTTCTTGAAAAATGTTGGTTTGGATTATCTTACGCTATCTCGTTCAAGCGGAACACTCTCTGGTGGAGAGTCACAACGCATTCGTTTAGCGACACAAATTGGTTCAAATTTATCAGGCGTTTTGTATATTTTGGATGAACCTTCCATTGGTTTACATCAAAGAGATAATGACAGACTGATTGAGTCTTTACAAAAGATGCGTGATTTGGGGAATACGTTAATTGTCGTTGAACATGATGAGGACACGATGATGGCAGCCGATTGGCTTATTGATGTTGGGCCTGGGGCAGGTGATTTAGGAGGTGAAATTATTGCCTCTGGAACACCAAAACAAGTCATGAAAAATAAAAAATCACTGACAGGGCAATATTTGTCAGGAAAAAGAGCCATTCCAGTTCCCGAAAAACGTCGAGCCATTGATAAGAAAAAAATGGTCAAGATTACAGGTGCAAGTGAGAACAACTTGCAAAACCTTGACGTTGAGTTTCCAATGGGAGTTATGACGGCTGTAACTGGGGTTTCTGGTTCTGGTAAATCAACTTTAGTTAACAGTATTTTAAAGAAATCATTAGCTCAAAAATTGAATCACAACTCAGAGAAACCTGGTAAGCATAAAAAAATTACTGGTTATGAAGGAATTGAGCGTTTGATTGATATTGACCAAAGTCCAATTGGTCGAACTCCACGTTCAAATCCGGCTACTTATACCAGCGTCTTTGATGACATTCGTGATTTATTTGCCAATACAAATGAAGCAAAAATTCGTGGTTATAAAAAAGGACGTTTCTCATTTAATGTTAAAGGTGGACGTTGTGAAGCCTGTTCTGGTGATGGAATCATCAAAATTGAAATGCATTTCTTGCCGGATGTTTATGTTCCATGTGAAGTTTGCCATGGCAGACGTTACAATTCAGAAACTTTAGAAGTTCATTATAAAGGGAAGAATATTTCGGAAGTACTCGATATGCGCGTGTCTGATGGCTTGGAATTCTTCCGTCATATTCCAAAAATTGAACGTAAACTCCAAACGATTGTTGATGTAGGTTTGGGATATGTGACGCTTGGACAACCGGCAACTACTTTATCAGGTGGGGAAGCTCAACGGATGAAATTAGCTTCTGAATTACAAAAACGTTCAAATGGTAAAGCTTTTTATATCTTGGATGAACCAACAACTGGTTTGCACAGTGAAGATATTGCAACCCTGATTCAAGTATTAGACCGTTTGGTTGAACAAGGAAATACGATTGTTGTCATTGAACATAATTTGGACGTTATTAAAACAGCAGATTACATCATCGACTTAGGTCCAGAAGGTGGTGCTGGTGGTGGAACAATTCTTGCTAAAGGAAGACCAGAAGAAGTTGCAAAAGTTGCTGACAGCTATACTGGTCAGTATTTGAAAGCAAAATTGGAAAAATAAGACTGATGGAAATTTAGACTTGTAATTAAAAGACTTGTCAGTAAGTGTAGAGGGTTGATAAAACTGTCAGCTTCACTGCCAGTTCCTTTATTCACCGATAAAATGCTTCCTCCGGTCGCATTTTACTGACAGAATTTATCTTAGAAATATTTATTAGATAAGCTTTCTGTCAGTAAGTTTTACAATAAAAAGCGTAATCTATAAACTTAGATTACGCTTTTGAGGAAAGAAAATGGATAAATTTAAGGAAATTTTTGAAGCGATTAAAGCTGACCCACAGAACAAAGAATATACAAAAGAAGGGATAGAGCCGCTTTATTCTGTCCATAAAGAAGCAAAAATTTGTATTATTGGTCAGGCGCCAGGTATTCGAGCACAAGAATCACGACTCTTTTGGAATGATCCGTCAGGTGACCGCCTGCGTGATTGGCTTGGAATTGACCGAACCACTTTTTATGAGTCAAATAAAATATCTATTTTGCCTTTAGATTTTTATTTTCCTGGAAAAGGAAAATCAGGTGATCTGCCACCTCGGGCAGGTTTTGCTCAAAAATGGCATAAAGAACTTTTAGAAGAAATGCCTGAGATTGAACTTTTTATTCTAGTAGGTTCTTATGCCATAAAGTATTATTTAAATTTAAAATCATCAGCAAAAACAACAGAAGTGATTCGTGATTTTGAAGCTTACTTACCAAAATATTTTCCGCTTGTTCATCCCAGCCCACGAAATAATATTTGGTTAGCCAAAAATCCGTGGTTTGAGCCTGAACTTTTACCAGAACTAAAAAAAAGAGTTGCTCAATTAATGAAATAAATTACTGACAGGCTGTCAGTAATAAAAAAAGTTACTGACAGTATGTTAGTAACTTTTTTATATCCAATTACTCAATATATTTTTCTGACATCACTATTTTCAGATTTTAAGCCAATGTATTCAAATTATGCCAGTTCTATCCATAGGATATCTTCTGAAATTCTTTTTCCGCCAACTCATACAAACAATGATTCAGATGGTAATGGTCCAAAAATTGATAAATATTAACCGATTCAATCACATCAAAATAGCTAATATAATCAACAATATAGTCATGCATTTCCTGTTTATTAATAGTGACTTTGATTTCATCCTCAAATATTTCAGTAATTGCTTGGTGCATTTCCGAATATTCTTTGCTGATAATTGAATAAGCTAATTCAAAAGGTGCATCTGTCGTATCAACAAAGACATTAAAATATTCATAACTTCCGCCATTAGCTTCAAATATCTCCCAGAGAAGAAGAATCGCTTCATGGTTTGCTCTTACCTCTTGCGGATTTATTGCGTCGAAGTATTCTCCACGATGATTGTCTTTATTAAGAATATGGATCAGTTCATGAGCGACTTCAAAAGGAGAAGCATCCTTGAAATTATAAACCATTATTTTGTTATCCACATTAACCACCGCAGCTATTGGAAAAGTATCTACTGCAAAAATCTCAAAGCCACATTTTTCAATTTCTTTGAGGAGATAGTCTAAAAGCTCCTGTCTGCCCATAGAAAACCTCCTTATTTATCCTTATCTTCCAAACGTTTCCCAAGAGCAAGTTTCATGGCATTTTTTATTTCATCAGTCAAAGGTTTGCCGTCAAATGAAACCCATTTATCCCAATCAACTTTGCTATCATCTACTAAATCAGCCAGATCAACAGTTTGGTTTTGTTCTCCATTTTTCAAAGCAACAATTTTTGTACTTTCTTTTTCTTGCTCTTTTTTTTCATTTTTAGCAAAACTAAGAACTTTTTCCTGCCGTATATCATTTAGAGACTTGCTGACTTCCACTATTTCGGCCACAGTTGAAGTTTGTTCTTGCTTACTTTGCCAATCCTCTAAAGAGTAGCCTTTTTTATATGAAGGATCAATATCAGATTTTAATATTCCTAAGCTATCAGAAATTTTTTGAAGATTACCCGCATTAGGTCTCGTGACTCCTTTTATATAGCCGGATAATGTTGTTGGAGGAATTCCAGCTTTTCTAGCAAATTCAGCTTGCGAAACTCCTTTTTCTTTTATTTTTTGTCTAATATTATTAGAAATAAGTTTTTTTAATTCCTCTTCTTGAGGTGTTAAAGTTCCTCTTCCCATTATTTCATCACTTTCTTGAAATTTATTCTACCGTTATTATAACGAATTAAACAGTATAAATCAATGGAATTTAATATAATATATGTAATTTTTCTTGACATACTGTTTAAACAGTATTTTAATAAATCCAAGAATTAGATGATAGAGATCATAAATAATCGTCTTTTTTAGTAAATTATTTATTTATATCTGTATTAGCAAAGTTTAAAGGCATTAAAGTTGAGAAAAAATAAATAGGGGTGAGTCGGTGTATCAGAAACATTATCACCAATAATTTACCAATATTTATAGATTTTTTAATAATACACTAATTAAACAGTATTTTTATTAAAATCTTAGAAAGAAAGAGGAGAATATCAATAATACGAGATGGACTAGTGTCAAACAGTATGGTCATAATCAATTTACTTCTGGAGGCGAATAGAGTTTGCCAGAATAGGAAGTTGCCCTATAGTTAAGAAAAATAAAAGGGGTTTATAAAATTGAGCTTCCATGATAAGGGATGGTATCAAAAAGGTATCTAGCGCGTGTAACACTTGAAAAATAGGAATTTGAATAAGGAACTGATACAGAATTAAATTACTTTTAGAACATAGTAACAAAAATGATTAAGGAGGGGACAATGGTAGATCCGCTTGATGAGTTGATGAGTGATTATATAACTGGAATGTTGGAGGTGAAAATCAATTATATAAAAAAAACGAATACATCTATAAAGAATGAGCACATGCTTGAAAGTAATCGAGATTATCAAAAAAAATGTGTTCAAAAGGAGGTCTTAGATGGGATGATGGCTTCAATAGAGAACTTACTGATTAAACAGATTATTATTGCCCGTTTTAAATACCACTTAACTTGGGTAAACGTGGGCAAGCGTGTTTGTGTTGAAGAAAGTACTGCTCGAAAGCAATATGTAAAATTTAAAAAAGAGCTTAGGAAAAATTTAACTACCCCACTCGATGAGGAATAATTTCCCATAATTTTCCCGTTTTTTTCCGCTTTTTCATGTCATAATGAACCTATTAAAAAGAAAGGATTAAGTAAATTACTTAATTTAGAGGTAAAGCAAATGGCTGATGAAATGGTACTAGAGACCCAACAATGGTTGAATAATAACTATGGGAATGTTCCGGGTTTTGAGAAAGTAAAAGAAGACGGTAAAACTGGGTGGCCAACTATTTATGCCCTCATTCGTGCGTTGCAACATGAGCTTGGTATCACAGAACTCTCAGACAACTTTGGGACTGATACATCTAATCGATTTGATTCAAAAATCGTGCCAAAATTGGAAATTGGCTATAAATCAAATGTTGTACGTTTGATTCAATATGCCTTTTGGTGTAAAGGAATTAGTCCAGTAGAATCTGGTGGAGAGTTTACAGAATATACTCTAAAAGCCATCAAGGAATTACAAAGTGACGCAGGATTTCCTAACGGTGATGGGAAGTTCACTTCTAAATGGGCTAAAGCTCTTTTTGACATGAGTGCCTTTGTACTCGTTTCTGGAGGTGATAAAACAGTACGAACCATGCAACAATGGTTGAACGTCAATTATAATATCTATTTTGGAATTTTGCCTTGTGATGGTATTTATCAGCGTGCAACCAATACTGCTTTAATTTATGCCTTGCAATCTGAAGAAGGACTTCCACCGGAATCGGAAGCAACAGAAGGGCAACCCTTTGCGAATGGAAATTATGGTAATACAACAACCCAGTTAACTCCTACGTTACAAGTCGGAGATTCTGGAGGATTTGTAGAGATTTTACAATATGGCTTGTATGTTAATGGTTTCTATAAAAAAGGTCCTTTTAATGGGAACTTTACAGACAAGTTAGCCACAGAAATTTCCAAATTTGCATCATTTATGGAATATGATTCGCGTAATGCTTTAGCAGGTATTGCGGATATTACAACCTTTAAAGGATTGCTCATTAGCTCGGGAGATACAAATCGTACTGCGATTGGCGCCGATACTTCGACGCAGCTAACTCCAGCACAAGTAAAGACCTTAGTAGATAATGGAGTAAAATATGTTGGCCGTTATTTGACAGGTTCAGTTGGTTCGGGCTCAGATGAAAGAAATAAATATTTAACTTCGGAAGAAATTGATAATATTTTAGGTTCTGGACTTTCAATATTTCCTATTTATCAAGACAACTATCCTGAAGTGAAATACTTCAATAAAGAACAAGGAACTAGTGATGCTATTGCAGCAGCTAAAGCAGCAATTAAATTAGGCGTACCTTATGGAACGATTATTTACTTTGCGGTTGATGTCGATGTAGAAGATGGAGATATTGCCGGTACAGTCATTCCTTACTTTGAAGGTGTATTTGGTACTTTGACAGGTTCTGGATTCCGCGTAGGTGTCTATGGAACACGAAATGTATGTCAACGTGTAATAGACCAAAAGACAGCTGTCTATGCCTTTGTTTCTGATATGTCTACTGGCTATAGTGGTAATTTGGGATTTGCCATGCCTCAAGATTGGGCGTTTGATCAATTCTTTGAATATACTGTTGGCTCGGGTGAAGGTGCAGTAGGAATTGACCAGGTTGGCGTCTCCCAAGTTGATTTAGGCATGCAATATGTTTATAAAAACACCTCAAAATATCCAGATTGGTTCTTCCAAAAGTTAGCGGCTATTGGAATCATCTGGCCAATGCTTTCGGAAGTGATTAAAGCTACGATTGAATTAGAACAAGATGCTTATTTCGATGCAGAACCTTTCCATATTTATACTGAATTGAGTGAGAAGTTATCAATCGGTGAGGGCGATAATGAAACAAGTTTTAACATTTCAAAAGGTGAAATCAGTAATTCTTTTTATGAACAACTAAAGGATTTCGGAGATGCACTCTCACTTTCAGGTGATGATGCTAAAACTGAACTTTATCATAAATTAGGAGAAATCGTTGAAGGTGGTGTCTTCCAAATTACTCCAGCTCCTTTTAAGGAAAAAGAAAAAGGCAATGTTGGACTAGAAGTCAAAATTGACTTTGAAGGTGAAAAAGAGGGTAAAACTGGAGAAGTTGAACTTACAATTGACGTTTATATGAATAAAAAGACGATTGATGACTCTGGTGATGATGACGAAAAAGATGCCTATGACAAATTGGAGAAAATCACTAACGCAAAAGATAGTGAAGTAAAATCTAAAAGTGCTCAAAATGCATTTTATGCTCAATTCTTTTCTGGCTTTGTTGAAGAGACTTCTTCAAAAGTAGGAGCGGCTGTGCTTGCAGCAATCGCACTCGCTCTATTGATAAAATTTGGTCCAATCGTTATTGGTTTAATATTTGTTTAAAAAAAAGCTCAGCGATAGGCTGAGCTTTTTTATAAAAATTTCATTAATAAAATTATGAGTAAGATTACTACTAACCAAATTCCAATTTTCCTTTTCCATAATAAGCCTAAAATCTCTTTACGTGAATGAAAGGCAAGCAAATTACCGTCGTGTTCCATCAAAAAATAGTTTCTTTTTTCCAATTTATAAATTTTATCATTAATTGAAATCGTATCATCGTTGTTGATTTCTACGTCAATTGAGTCTGATGAACGATTATTTACTGTAATTTTATAATCCTTTAGAGGATAAAATTTCAAAGATTTTCTTTCCTGTACAGTCATGAGCCATCTTCCGTTCCAAAATTTTTTACATTTATTATAACCTATTTATAAAACTAATACAAACAAACATAAAATGATGCTTAAACAAAGCAGGGCGGTATTACTATTATTTTTCCCAAAAGTTTCCCGTTTTTTTCCGCTTTTTCTTGGCATAATAAAGTCATCAAAAAATAAAGAGGTTTATTAAACCCAGATAGAGGAGACATGAATAATATTTTGAAAGACCCGTTAACAACTTTTTTATTTGTAATTAATCATTGGAGTACTATTCTTATATTCTTTGGAATTCTTAGTGGACTAGCAAAATATTTTTTAGGCTCTATTCATAAAGATGTGAAGCAAATGAGAATGAATGTCAAGCGACTTGAATTGATTCGTGCGATTGATCATCAATATAGTTTAGAAGTAGTTTGCCAAATTTATGATGAGTATATCAGTTTAGGCGGAAATAGTTATGCGGAAGAAATTTTTGAAAAATATAAAAAGGAGCAGCTCGATGAACAATAATGGACCGGATATAGGAACAATCACAAGAACAGTTATATTAATCCTGGCTTTAATCAATCAAATTTTGACGACACTAGGATATTCACCTTTGCCAATTCATGATTCACAAGTACAAGATTTGATCTCAATCAGTATCACAATCATTGTGTCGTTAATAACCTGGTGGAAGAATAATAGTTTTACTCATTCCGCAAAAATTGGAGATGAAGCGATGAAAGCGTCAAAAACAAAAAATGATAAATAGTCGTTTGATAAATATTATAAATTTAACGAAAGGAGGTGAGGCCAATGATTGTATATAAAACCTAAAAGAATTGGATAAATAGATGTTTGTAATTAAAAAAGGAGAATAAAAATGGATATTGATGCAGCAATTAATGCACTAAAAAAGAAAATAGGGAAAAGCACCTATTCTATGGAAGGTTCGCGCGACTTTTCTGATGGAACTTGTGATTGTTCAGGTGCTGTCTATTATGGACTACGAAAAGCTGGATGCTCTGATTTTGGATACATTCCGAGTACCGAAACATTGCATGAATATTTAGTTCAAAATGGTATTACGCTAAAAGCTGAAAATGAACCCTTCAATATGGAAAAAGGCGATATTATTATTTGGGGGAAACAAGGACAGTCTGCTGGAGCAAATGGCCATACTGGTATTTGTATTGATAATCAAAATTGGATTGAATGTACCGCTTGGCATGACTTAGGAGAGACGATTCAAAATCATGATAAACGTTGGGTAATGGCAGGAAAACCATTCTTTTATGTCTACCACTATACGGGTAGAACACCAGGAATTAATCCTAATGTAACTTATGGATTGCATGTTAAAGGAGGCGATTGGTTATCTCCAGTTGTTAACTTTAATCCGGTAAATAGTGATGGATACGCTGGCTTACCTAATCATGAACATGATATGCTCTATGCGCGTGTTGACCACGGAGCTCTAAAATATCGAGTTCATACGATTGAAGCGGGATGGCTAGATTGGGTTACGAGCGGTAATCCTAACGATCCAGTCAATGGATGTGCAGGAATGTTTGGACAAACTATTGATGGCGTACAAATGGTTTATCTGACCCCTTCAGGTGAATATTATAGAAATGCCTATTATCGTTCACAAACGACTAAACGAGCAGATTGGTTACCGGAAGTTGCGGATGATTCTGACTTTGCCGGAATTTTTGGGGAGCCTCTGGACCGACTACAAGCAGCGGTAAATATTAGAGATCCCTTTGGCGAACAATAAATGAAATCTGATATATTTAATATTTGAAATAATTATTTATGTTTTAATAAAATATATAACTCCACTATATGCAGCACACAATGTCTATAAAGTGGAGTTTTTTTGTTTCTTGACAAATAATAAAGGAATGGTTATACTTAATTTGTTTTACTTAGGATTACCTTTATGAAAAAAATAATAGGAATAAATGAAAATGAAGAACAAAAAAATTATCCCATTACTGATTGTCAGCATTTTTATCTTAGGGGGCTGTGCTAACAGTCAATCTGATATGGATAAAAGTAATCATAAATGGAGTCAAAAAGATAAGACACCCTCAGAAGAACTCGCAAAAAGTGTTCTGACTTCTTCAATAAAAGAACAATTAAAAACAGATAACATAAAATTTGATCACGGTTCATTTATCGTTAATAATAATAACAATGATTTAGCAATTATTAATGTTGTAGACCCATACGCTAAGAATGAAATAGATATTCAAGGGCGTCCTTATTTGGGTGAAGTAGTTCTCCCAAAATCTATTCAAAATAATGAAAAGGATAATAAAGATGAAAAAGTGATTCCTCAATTTGGTTGGGGACAAAAATCTAACTTGAAAGGCTTCTATAAAAAAGCTTATACTAAAGGTTTTTTGCTAAATAGCAAACTAATAGGTGGCGTTAAAGATTTCAATGATAGCGGGTCAAATATGGAAAATATATTTACTCAAACGGTTTGGGCGAGTGAAGCTAATGATTCAAGTTCCAAGGGACAAAAATATTTTGAAAATATGATTCATAAAGTTCAAGATAAGAATATGATCATCAAGTATAGGGTGAAAGCACTCTATGATGGAAGTAACCTTGTCCCATCAGGAACTGAAATAGAAGCAAAATCTGATGATTTTTCACTCGAGATACATGTTTTTATTCCAAATGTTCAACCAAATCTTAAAGTAGATTATAAAACAGGTCAGGTCACTGAAGTCAAATAATTATAAGAATAAATTATAAAATAAAAGCCTGACATTAGTCAGGTTTTTATTATTTTTTATCAAACTAGATAACAGAAGTATTCTCAACTATTAGTTACCGAAGTCAGTTCTTTCCATTTGAATATGTTGAATACCAGCTTCTTCAAAGATTTGTCCTACCTCATTAAAGCCGTGTTTGCTATATAAACCTTTGGCAGAAAGTTGTGCATGAAGTTCTAATTTATTTAATTTGCTTTCTTTAGCAAACTCAATCAGACGATTGATTAGAAGAGTTGCATAACCATGACCTCTTGCTTCTTTTAAAATTGCCATTCGTTGAATTAGCGCTTTTTTTTCATCCAAATCAGCAAGCAAACGAACGGTACCTTTGGCAAGACCATCGTCATAAAGAACGAAATGAACAGAAGAGGCCTCTTCAAGAGCGTTTCCAACTTCAAGTTCATAAGGAACGCCTTGTTCTTTGACAAAAACTTGATTACGAATCCGTAAAGCATCAAAATAAATATCAGACATAGTATCACGAGTTACTCTAATTTCCATAATTTCTCCTAAAGATTAGTTTGCTTAAAAGCCTTGGATTTATTACAAAGCTTTCTATAAATACTTGCAAGCATTGGAATTACTACATTTCAATGCTTTTATTTTTGTTCAAAAAGTAATTAACAGAGTTTTTAACAGAGTTCTAATTAAAAGTTGGCATACTTAGTAAATAGTTCAAGCTCTTTATTTTTCTTTTCAGGCTCGAGATGTGAGTATAGGTCCATTGTCATTTGTAAGGTTGAATGTCCTAATCGCTCTTGTATAACTTTATATGTCATACCAGCATTTAGGCATAAACTAGCGTGTGAATGTCTAAAGCCATGAAATGATAAAGAAGTTAGTTTTGCAGCATCCTCTATCTTTTTTAGCCGGTAGTTTAGACCGTGGTAGTCCATAACATTACCTTGCTATGTCGGAAACACTAAAGATTGATGTGGATTTCCTAAGCTCATAAAATGTTTTTTCTGGAAGAAGTACCAACGTTTTAAAGTTGAAGCCGCTTTGGAATCAATGCTGATTACTCGATTACTTTTATTTGTTTTCGGTGTATCTTGTATAACAGTACGTTGTACTGTTGTTTTACTGACAGAAATTGTTTGATTATCTAAATCTACATCAAACCACTCTAAGGCCATAGCTTCGCCAATACGCAAGCCAGAAGCAACAAGCAAGCGTAGGAGAGCATTAAAGTATTGAGTGGACCATTTTGTATTGTCCAGACTTTCAATGTGTGAGAATAGCTCTGACAGCTCTGTTTTGGTATAAAATTTTACTTCTTTGTTTTGTTTATCAATTTTTACTTTAGGAATGATTACTGAATGACAGGGATTTCTATCAATTATTCCAATTGATAAAGCATGCTGAAAAATGCGATTAATTACGTTAAGTTGTAATTTGTAATCTTTTCCTGAACCAACATCACGTTTTTGTTTTCCACCAAGAGGTTCTGCAGCATTCTTCGCCCATTCAATAACTTGTTTTTGAATCTGAGCAGTAGTAATTTTACTGATTCGCTTATTTCCAAAAGCAGGAATAGCATAAGTATCTAGGTTAGATCTCATTTGTCGTATTGATCCAACTTTTTGTTGCAGCTTATAAAGTTCAAAAAAGCTCTCAGCAACCTCTCCAAAAGTTTCGAGTGATTCTTTACCTTTGGTGTTACCATTCTTTTTAAAATTATTTTTCAGGCGTTCAAGTTCATTCTTGACGCCTGTTTTTGTACGTCCTCTGATATCTGTTTTAACTTGCTTACCTGTCAGCACATCAGTACCAATATAAGCGCCACGGAGAATATAACGCACCTCTCCGCCTTTTGTTTTGTATTCTTTTATATTTAGTTTGTTCATGTTGATTCTCCTCTTTGCATTTGCCGTGCGCATAATGGAAAATCATGAAAATATTTAATTATTAAAATGAAATTTTATTCTAATCGTTACTATCAAAATATCCTTCATCAATAAGCTTATGTCTTTTTCGTCCAAAGTAGCTGTTTTGATTACTGTTTTTTCGATTATATCTAATACCATTCAAAGTAAATTTGAGGGCTGTTAATTCGTCATTCGAAAGTAGCTGACCATCAAGTAATGCACGTACGTTTTTATCAGTAATTGAGCGAAAATCAAAAGTTACAATTTTACCATCTAGTAGTTCTTTCGATAAATTAGTAGTATGTTCTGAATTAGTAGGGGAGAAGGTTCCGTTAGCATTTCTTAAAGTCTCAATCTCCATGAGTAGTTGGCCTTCAGAAATAGAAAGTTCTATGGTTTTATTATCGTCACTAATGAGATTATCTACTATATCGGATAGAATTTTGTTGTACCACCATTCAAAAAGAGAGGCTCTGATTTGTGGTACATAATATATTAAATCTGCTGAAGTTTCATTAATTTCAAAGTCTACAAGATTAGGACGAAAAAAGCCTTCATCTTTTTCTTGATTGTTACTATGCAGTAAATAGAATTCTCTTAGAATCTTATCAAACTCAAGTTCAAAACTTTCGGTGTCTCTGACATAAAATGACGAGATAGGATTTGAATAAGTTGAGACATTAGGGGTTATTGTGTAGAGTGTAGTGTTGTGACCTGTAAAATCGTAGTCATAATCACCATCTTCGGAATAACTATAATATTTTTCTTTTTCTGTCTCTCCTTTTGTCACCGTAAATTGCTTTTTGAATAATTGAAAATTATCTTCTGTTAAAATTTTATCAGAGTTTTCAGGGATGATAGGAGCATTTTGAGCGATTGCCCTTATTAAATCCATAAAGGTATCGAAAGGCGGTATTTTTTTTTCATTTTCTATCTGGGATAGATAAGGCTGGTTTATTCCAGCTAAATTCGCAAGCGTTGCTCCCGTTAACTTTAGGTTTAAACGGTATTCTTTTATTTTTTTTCCGATCATGTATATATCCTTATTGATTTATTTCTAAGTAATATTATAACAGAAATTTTTTGTTTGACAACAACAAAATAATTTGCTAGGATATTATTACCAATCAATATTGATTATAAAATATTGATTGGTAATAAAAGTTAAGGAGAGTAAATGTCAAATATTAAAATTCGTCAAAAGATGATAGAGAATGGTATTAAGAGCTATCAACTTGCCGATGCTGTCGGTATTTATCCGTCAACGTTGAGCGTATGGTTGCGTAAAGAACTTACGGGAGAGCGTGGTGAGCGAGTTGAAAAAGCCCTTGAACAATTAATCAATAATAAATAATCATCCGTCCAAGAACAAAAAGCACGGTTTGCCTAGCTTTCCGTAATGTGCTTACGTAACTATCCAGCCGTTGCAAGTATTTATAGATGATTTCTACAGCCCAAGAAATGGCTATAAACTATATGCCCTAACATATAATAACAGCATTTGCCGTGCGTATATCGAGGAACAAGAATTCTGGCAGTTGTCAGTAGACAAAGAGGAAATAGTAAAAAAGACTTGAAAAATGATGCACAAAAAAATCCCAAAACTTTGGCGAGCCACGGGATTTTAAACAACATGAGTAGAGCAGCTTGAATAAAGCTTTTCTACTCTCTATTTTACACTAAAAAGAGAGGTTACACAAGATGAACAAACCAGTAAACAAGGAAACTTATATCCTAGACGATTCTATCGCTCTTGAGCTTATGGACTTATTAAAAGCCAAATCACGACATTTTATCCAACTTAACGAGTATGTTTACCGCTTGTTTGACGGTCAAAGCGTAGTGACATTCACAACTTTAGAAAATGACATTCAAGTAGAATTGTTAAGGGGTAAGGCATGAAATTTAAAACATTTGATTTAATAGTGTATCGTCATAATGATGAAACACTGCTTTCATTTGATATCAAAGGCGGACGGATACCAACAAGCAGAATCCTTTATATTAAAAAAGGCAACCCTTTTAAGATGAAAATCACGCACGAAATTGCTGAAAAGTACCGTATTAAACAAGAAATTAAGCAAACAGACTATAAAGGATTCGTTACAGAGGGTGTTATGCAATTAGCTGACGTCATCGAAGAAAAAATTATCTTGATGGACTATCACAACGCAAATAAAGAAAATTGGCAAGACTGGATGCGTGTTTTTGTTTACGAGTATCATGATGATGGGGGTGGTCTTATCATTCTAGAAGAAACTAAATATAGAGCATGGCTTCGTAAAGAATATGGAGAATAGACGAAAGAAAAATGATATAATAGGAGTGTACTTTTTAAATAAAAAAACCGCTGAGAATTGGCTTAGTGGTGCTAAAAACGCTACTTTTTAAGGGCGTTTTTTGTTTCTCCTTGAATTAAGAATAAAAGTTCAAGGAGAAAGCCATGGCAGATACACCTTTAGGGAAAATGATAATTGAAATGGGGTTTGATGATTCCAGCTTTTCAAAAGGCATTACAGGCGTTAACAAGCAATTAGCTGCCTTAAAAAATGATTTAAAAACTTCTCAAACCTCATTTTCAACATTTGGTAAAGGTGTTGATGGGGTTAGGAGTCCAATGGAAGTTTTGAATAAATCAATCGCTAAGCAAAAAGAACAGATTGATTTACTAAAAAAATCTTACAATGGTTCACTCATTGACGGAAAAGCAAGCTCTAGCACTCAAAAATATGCGACTGATATTTCTCGAGCAAATGCACAATTAATGCAATACCAGGCACAATTAAAAAATGCAGCGATAGAGCAATATAAACAAACCTCTATCTTACCTAAAATGTCTTCAGGTCTAGGAAAAGTAAGCTCAGGTTTAAATTCAATTGCTTCAAAAGCTATGCCTGCTTCAATTGCTATAACTGCAACATTCGCAAAAGGAATTCAAGCAGCAACTAATTTCAATGGTAAGATGACTGAAATCCAAGCTTTGTTATCAGATGGAACACCAGCAAGTGTTCTTTCTAAGCAAATGGATACTTTATCAGATAAATCTAAACAATGGGCTAGACAATACGGTATCGATACCTCATCTATCAATGATGGTATGGAAGAAATGATTAAACGCGGTTATGATTTTAATCAAACCGTTGGGGCCATGCCTGCGGTATTAGATGCTTCAAGAGCCTCAGGGGAAGATTTCGGAACAGTAATGTCTGCATCAACTGCCATTCTTGAACAGTTTGGTTTGAAGACTGAAGATACAGCTTCCATGATGAAAAACACTCAACGAGTAACGGATAGTTTGACGTTTGTTGCTAATAAAACATCTGCAGGTTTTGAAGACATGGGTGTGGCAATGGAGTATGTCGGGCCAGTTGCACATTCTTTAGGGATGAATCTTGAAGAAACTTCATCTGCAATTGGTTTACTTTCAAATAATGGTATCGAAGGTGAAAAAGCAGGTACATCATTGCGTGGTGCACTATCTCGCTTACTAAAACCTACTAAACAATCTTCAGCAGCTTTCCAAGAACTAGGGATAAATCTGGACGAGTGGAAAAAAGGCAATATTGGACTTCCGGATATGCTTGATACCATCAAGAAATCAACAGAAGGAATGACCCAAGCTGAAAAGAGTTCATTAATTGCTAAAGCATTTGGTACAGAAGCTCAAACAGGAATGAATATCTTGATTGACCAGGGGGGAAATGCATTACGCAACTTAACCAAAGAAACACAAAATGCGACTGGTTATACTAAAAAGCTCGCAGACCAAATGAACAATTCTGATAAGAATGCTTTTAATAAAGCTAAAGCGACTTTGGAAGTTTTATCAATTAATTTAGGTCAAAAGCTCCTACCTTCAATCATTCCAGTTGTTAAAGAAATAGATAATTTGGCGGGCTCGTTTTCAAAATTAAGCCCAGAAACTCAACAATTTATCGTCCATATGGCACTTGGAGCGGCCGCAGTTGCTCCAACAACGAAAGCTTTAAGTGGATTAACAAGTATTATTTCGGGAGTTACTGGAGGTTTGGCTAGAATTGGTGCAAAAGGAGCTGGAGAACTTGCCCTTAGAGGGATTGCTACAGAAGCGGGAGGAGCAACTGCTGCGATAGCTGGAGGTGGTGGACTATCTGCTTCCTTAGCTGGAATCTCTCCAATATTAGCTGGTTTAAGTCCAGTGGCTGTGGGTGCATTAGGCGTAGCTGGTCTTGCTGGATTAATAATTGTTGTAAGTAAAGCAGTAGATGAAGCCAAAGAGAGAATGAAGTTATTTGGCACAGTAAATGTTCCTCAAGAAACAGTCTCTAAAGTTGAAAATTTTAAAAGCAAAATTGATGATTTGACTGGAGCAACTACGCTTTTTGAAACAGAGGGGACTAAAGCTTTTAAAAATGTCGCTCAAGCAATCAGTGATTTAAAAACTACAACTGATAGTGATATTGATTCATCTACAAAAAAATTAGTTGATGAAGCAAAAAATCTAGGCTTTGGTAAAGACGTTATTGACAATATTAAAAGCGGAGGTACCACTGCGAAAGCAGTTGTTCAGCAAGCTACGGATGAAATAACAAATATTTATAAAAATGCAAATGGAGAGCAAGGGAAACTGTCATTCATACAACAGACGCAAGTAGCCACTGCTCAGCAAAAAATTGCAGAACAAGAAATAACCGCTTTAGGTATAACTGGAAATAAGAAGAAGGCTTTGATGCAAGCATTAGCTGGAGATATAAATAATATTTCCACTCAACAGGCTCGGGAATATGAAGCAAATATTCAAGAAATCCTGAATAAATCAAATGATACTTTTTCTCAGAAAAAAAGCCAACTTGAAGATCTTTTGAATCATGGGAAAATCACTCAAGAACAATATACATCTCAGGAAAAGCAAATTCAAAATGAACATGATGCAACAACAAAAGCCTTTCTTAATGAATGCTTTTTTTCATTGAACAACAGTTCAAAGTTTAGTTTCAATGAATGGTATTTCAAACCCTAATTTGATTTACGCTGGTCAAACTCTAAATTATTAGAAATTATGCCTGACTTCGGTCACTACTTTTTTTATTTTTCAGAATATGATATACTTTTTAATAAAACTAAAAGTGGTGGTAGTAAGATGAAATTTGAAGGAACTTGGATTGTTGTCATTATACTAAGTATTGAGGTTTTAGCTTTCGGCGAATTTGAGCAGTCTGATCAAATTCTTTTGATAGGGGGAATTTCTTTTATATTATCTACACTATTCGAAGTTTCTATTTTAATTAGACACTTTATCCAAAACCAAACTAAAACATAACCTCGCCCTCCGGGGCGTTTTTCTTTACAACAAAAAAACAGGGATTGATCCTGTCTTCTAATATTGTTTTTTAACAAACTCCACTGCATCAGTAGTCCCTAATGTGCCATCTTTACTTACTTGTTGAAATTTTATATGGCTCTTATCAATTGGAGTGATATGAAATTCAATGCCCTTCTTATCAATAAGTAGAATTTCTTTACTATCTTTATCATCTATATATTCTTGTGAACATTTAGCGATAGGATTCTCTCCATCTCTAATTTCCCAGTCATTTTCATCTTGTTTAATGATAGTGTAAGTTACATTCCAGTCCTTACTATACCAATCGCCTTGTAACCAATCCGAACTATCTTCTCTAGTTTGACAACCACTCAATACGATTAAACTAAAACCTAAGGCTAAAATTGTAAATAATATTTTTTTCAT